TTAGAAATCGAGCAGGTTTTGAACCGGATGTTCTCCCGTTTCGGGTTTTTCCATTTTGCGGTTGCGGATTTTGGCTTTCCTGAGGGATAGAAGGTGCATGACTTGATGCTTTTGGCTGTCGGTCATCTGGAGCCAGTACAAGCGCTCTTCCCGGCTGCGCAGGCAGCCTTTGCAATAACCTTTGGCATTGGCTTCGCAGACACCTATACAGGGACTGGGGATGGGGAAAAAATCGGGTTGTTCCATATTTTAAAAGCGTTTGAGACAAGAGACCGGACAAACCAAAATTGTAGACTGCATTCGTATTTGTCTAAACACGATCGGTGTATCCAGCAGGGTTCCTAATATCCAATTGAGTTGATCATTTCAATAAGTTCTAGGCATAAAAAACCTAAGAGAAACCATAAATATATTGCAGATTATATCTTGTACTGCAATGGTATCGTATCGATTCCAAATGGGGGAGCAAAGTGTACAGTAAGGTCTCCAAGATCAATTACGGTATGTTTGGCAGAATCATGTTTTAATACAAATCTAGAGTTCCTCTATATTTTGATTTTCAGACGACCTTATGCCCAGCTCCAACTATTTGCACTTTATGATTTAATCAGTTTACGCAAAGACTGGTTGTTGTATTTGATATCGGCAATCATTCGGTCGTATTGGTGCATTCTACGGAGCGAGCGGGTAATCAGATAGACCGAGAAAAAAATCAAACTGATGTTCATCAGACTGACCAGTACGAGCAAAGGCCAAACATCAACGGCCTCATACCATTTCGATGTCGCAATCAGCGCACTGAAAATAGACAAAGGGAGTGCGAAAACGGCAATACCCGTACGCATGATAGCAAGTGCCGTGCGTTTTTCAGCAAGGAGAAGCTGTACTTGATTGATGCTGAGGATATCGTTTTGCTGTTCGGTAACCATAGGATACGCGCCTATACAAATTAACTTTGAATTCTGATAAAGCGGAAAATATGGTTTTATGTTACCCGAAAGTATTGAAAATAAAAACAAAGGTCGTCTGAAAATTTTTAGACGACCTTATATATTGCGTTCCATCAGGGGCGCATATTTTTAATTCTTGTAAAGCCCCTTAACTCTAGCCAGTGAAGGGGCTTAATCATGTTTATTTTCTATACCGTCAATCCCGAACCCTTATCTTTCCCGAAAGCATACATCTTGAAAGTGTTCAGGGATAAAGACAACGAATCCCAATGCATCAAAACAGTTTGTTTCCCTATCCGCAATCCGACTTTGAAACAAAAAACCGAAAACGAAGCGTATGAATGCGGCAGATTGTTTGTAAAAGAACTGATGGATAAGGAATGCAACCGTGAAATCTTGGGAAGATAAAGCCGTGGCGGTGGGCGCAGATATGGTGGACGCGCCAGCGGACGCCAAGGCTGCGCCAACCGCCGAAGGCTGCCCCCCTAGGCTAATAGGGGGGGAGCAAAATAAAACCCCTAATCCGAAGGGTGCGGAAAAATCGGATAACCAAGATTTTGAGTTTGAATATTTCAGCCATTTCGTATCGGATGGAAAAGGCAAATTCATTGAAATACCGTTAAGAAGAGGAAGGGATGACGGTGCATTTATTGACCAAATCACTTTCACAATTCATGAAGACAGTTTGCCTAAAGTAACAGGTAAAGGATTGGTATCAGATACAGAATTTATTGTGAAGTATAGCGAGCTGTTAGAAGAAATTTTAGGTTTTGGTATTACCCAAAAACTACCGTTCAAAGGAAAGTTTTTCTATAAAAGCTGTTACCAACTCGGCCCGGATAACGTCGAATATGGCAAGGTTCATTACGGCGGTCAGCGAGAAACAATGCTGGTTGAATTGAATGGTACAGGTTGCCAGGCTGCTATACCCGGTTGGGAAAACCGACTGTATGAGTTTTTAAGTAAGTGCATACGTCCAAAAATTACCCGTGTTGATGTGGCCCATGATTTTTTTAACGGCGAATACACACCCGATCAAGCATTACTTGATCATGATAACGGTCATTTTGACGTTCATAACATGAGGCCAAAAAGCGAATGCCGCGGTACTGCATGGCGCACTGATGATGGTAGCGGCAAAACATTTTATGTAGGTAAACGCGGCAATTCTAAATTCACTCGAGTTTATGAGAAAGGAAAACAATTCGGCGATGTCAACAGTCCATGGGTCAGGTTTGAAACTGAATTTCGGGCAGGCGATATAGAAATCCCCTTAGATGTTTTGCTTTATCCCGGTTCGTATCTTGGTGGTGCTTACCCGATATGTTCGGAGATATTCAAAACAGAAGCCAAGCGGATGGATGCCAAGACAGAAACAGTAAATTTATCTTTCGATCATAAACTGTTCCATGCGCGTAATCAGGTAGGAAAGATGGTTAATTTCCTCCGCGATATAGGCTGGGATGATACAAAAATTGTCGATGAACTTGTAAAAGGCATTGAAGGTTATCCCAAAGGTTTACAACCTGAACAATACGACTGTAGAGATCAGACACAAAAGATTCAGTATATACACGAAGAGCAAAAAGCAATTGATGATTTGAACATGCAAACATTACTTGATGATTTGCTTGATGAGAAAGAAACCGCATTCCCACAAGATAGGGAAAAACAACACATTAAAGACATCGAACTCGAAGAGAGAATTATTTCAAATTTTTTAAACAAGTAAAGGAAATTCAAAATGTTTGAGCAAAGCCAAGTAACCACGTATTCAGCAACCCTTTTGGGAGCAAAACAATTCAAAGGCGAAATCGACGGTAACAAAATCGATTCTTGCACTGTTTTGGTAGCCAGCCCCATGCCTTCAAACGGCAATGCCGTAGGCTTTACCGCGGCAAGCATGAAATTTGGCGATAGCCATAATTTCGACAAGCTGAAAAATCTTAAATTCCCATGCGCGGTTGACGTAACCGTTGCAATGGAATCAACAGGTAAAGGCCTTGTTCCAAAATTGCTTGATTTCCAAGTTAAAGGCGCAGCGCCCAAAGCCTAAGAAAGGCTGAATCATGAGTAAGTATCAGCAAAAATTTATTGTACAAGAACTCGAAAACCATGAATTTATCTATCCCGATCCATTCGGCGATATTGGCTTTACTCCTAACATTAAATCTGCCGGTCAATATGAAAGTTATGAAGATGCTTTCAGTTCGGCGATTGAAGAAATCGGCGGCGAATTTTTAATTTTCAGTTTTTATACAAAAGAAGATTAAGTTTAAGAGGCTCGGCGGGCGGTCTCTAAAACCTTCACATAGCCCGCAAACACATTTTTTTAAACATTTCGTTAAGGAAAACATCATGAAATTGATGAACACTTGCCGTAAATACGGCGCAAAACTGGCCGTTGTTGCCGCAGCTCCTCTGGCTTTCGCTACTCAAGCATGGGCCGAAGTACCTGAAAGCGTTAAAACCGACTTGGCTACTGCAAAGACTGATGCATTATCCGTTGCGGCCATCGTACTGGGTATTATCGCTTCAATCTTCGCTATCCAGCTGATCCGTCGCGTATTGCGCTAATTCGAAGCCTATTTCAGACGACCCCTTAAAGGTCGTCTGAATACTAATTGACATGAGAATTTAAATAATGGGCTACCAAGTCGGAAATAATTGTTACGCAACCCGTCAGGATGCCGAAAACGTCTATTTCAGCCTAGTCTCTCCGAAGATTGGCGATGATGGAAAGCTATATCAGCTTAATTTTACAAAGTTTGGCTGGAAATATGGGGAACAGATTTTAAAAGCTGAATTGCCAGAATGTAACCCGATAGACAGCATGAAGGACGGATCCTATATAGGCTGGTCAGTAGTTGCCATCATGGCAGCGGTTTGGGGTATTAGGTTGATATGGCAGAAATTAAGGTAAAACCATGATGGACTTTTATTTTTATCTTGGTGTGTTTGTTCCGGTCGTGGTGGGCTGGATGATTTTTAAATGACGTGGCTATATAATCTAACTTTCAGCAATCATTACGAAAGTTAGCATTATGTTTTACATTTCAGAAGAAGAATTGAGATTTAAAAAAGATACGAATCCAGATTTTGAAAATGAAAAATTGTGTCATGTGTTTATGACTGAATTATTCAATTTGAAAAATTTGTATCCGTTCCATAATTTTATTGAGATTGCAAAAAACGCAATGCATTATTATTTGAACAGAAGTTACTTAGATGAAGTAATTGTATTTTTTGAAGATTGTTCAATTCTGAAAGTGAATTTCACAAAAGATGGGTTTGAGTGGTCTGAATATTATGATGAAGATATTACAACGGCTTTTTATTACGGTCGTTATACTTTTAGGGTTTAATATTTCGTTCGCTGATGTCGATATACACGTTGAAAAAAATGGTCGGATGCGTGTACCGGCTGGCGGATTTAATCAGAATGGGATACGCCCTTGGATGTATCTTGATAGTAACGGACCTAAGTTTCATCATGAATATGTTTCAAGATTCGACAAATCACTTCATGTCCGCGAAGCCTCCACAGGTCTCCGCTCTGCCTCAACCGTACCAGTAACCATAGAACAAAAAGTATCCCGTTCTACCGTCCTAAAAAACCTCCTCTCCAAAGCCCGTGTTGGCGGTAAATTCGCAAGAGTAGGCGGCGGTCCTGTCGGTTTTGCAGTATCGACCGCTGCTTTTTATCTCGTAGATGCAGCCTTAAGCAAAGAAGGCTATGAATATAATACAGACCATGAAAACTTCGGCAAGACAGAACCAAATTATGGCTATTGCGTTTCGGCATTAAATTCTAATTATTGCACTGAATACCGAATAGAAACAAAAAAAGATTATTGGCAGGAAGGCGCAGCCAATAATGAAAAATTGAAAAAAGCAATGTGTAATCTTGCTTATGCAAAAGGCCTTTTTTTTAATCCTGTGCCTTTTACGCCTGATGAGATACGCGTCGAAGGTGATTGGTGTGTTGCTTATCAAAAAAGTGAAAATGGCGAAACAAAGCCCTCGGTTTTAATGTCGGTTATTTCTTACGTCAAATATAAAGGCAAATTTTCGCCTATTTCGCAATCAGAATTTGACCGCATTATCGGCCCTAAAGCCGATTCCTCCCCGTCTCAATACGTTAACGCAACCGCCAACGAAGACGGCAGCATTCCGGGTGAATCGCAAAGCACGCTGACCGTGCCTAACGGCACAGTCATCACACTTGGCCCGGCAACAGGGCAAGACGGAAGACCATTTCAAATAACCATCAGCTTTACGACAGGGTCAGACGGCAACACAAGCGCGAAAGTAACCACAACCCCGCGCCCCGATCTTACACCTGGCGGATCTGAAGCACCTAATACCAAGCCTGATCCAGATCCTGCGCCTAATCCTGATGGAAAGCCAGATAAAAAACCTGATGATAAACCCGATTCAGATGATAAGCCTGATAAACGTCCAGATGATGATCCATCTAATAAAAGGAAAGAAGATAAAAAAGAAGATAAAAAAGATGACAAGAAAGAAGAATCAAAAGGATTACTTTGTAATGTTTTCCCTGACATATTAGCTTGTTCAGAAAAAGGCGATGTAGAGGAACAAGAAGAACCTTTCAAAATTCCTCATACAAATAACGAAACAACATTTAGCCCCGATTTCTTCCTACCCGAAAATGGTGTTTGCCCTGCTCCACGAACTGCAACCTATTTGGGCATAACCATGGAATTTAAATATGACATGATTTGTAATTTTGCCGAAATGATACGCTTCCTTGTGATTGGTATCGCTGCGGTAGCAGCAGCATTTATCATGTTTTCAAGTAGAAAGGACTAAAGCATGAAAGCTGCGTTTTTCGCCATATTACAAAGGCTATTAACCTATATTGTTGCGAAAGTATTTATTGCCCTTGGCATTAGTTTTGTAACCTTTACAGGTTTTACAGTTGGCTTAGGTTTTATAAAAGACTACGTAAAAAATCAGTTCAACTCAATGCCATCAGACATTCTTCAAATTGTCATGATGGCAGGTTTCGGCCATGCATTAGGTCTGATATTCGGTGCATTTGCATTTAACGTTGCTATGCAAAGTATTAGCAAACTGTCATTTATTCCAGGGGGAAAAGCTAAATGATTATTTTACAAACTGGCGTACCAGGTAGCGGAAAAACTAGCTCTGTCGTCAATATGCTGATGACAGACGAAAGCTACACACATTTTACTGATAAAGACGGTGTAAAGAAAAAACGTCCATTGTTCGTCAACGGCATTCCTGAATTGAAGATAGAACATGAAGAACTTACAGATGAACAAATTAAAGAAAAGCCATTTCAAGATTTTCTCCCTTATGGCTCGCTCGTCATCATAGATGAAGCGCAAAGGCTGATGGGCACACGTTCAGCCGCTTCAAAAGTACCTCCATTTATAGAAGCTTTGGCATTACATCGACATCATGGTTTAGATATTGTGCTGATTACTCAACATCCAAGTTTTCTTGATAGCTTCGTAAGAAAGCTTGTTCAACGTCATATGCATGTATCGATTAAGCCGGTAGGACGTAAACTCTATGAATGGAACGAATGTGTAGATCAGCCTGATAGCAGTGTGAATATTGCTAGGGCAATAGAAAGAACGTTTGTAGTACCTAAAAAATCTTTTGGTATGTACAAATCCGCTGAAGTCCATACTAAGCCGAAAAGACGTATACCAAAAAGTCTTATATTCGTAGCCTTGTTTTTACCTTTATTAATTGGTTTTGCCGTTTATACCATTAATGGAATGAGTAAACGATTTAACCAAGAGGAAAAACAACAGACAGCGGCATTGACTACATCAGATACAACGGATGAAGTTACAACACCGGAAAATAGTACACCGCCTCAACCGACTAGTAGTTTAAAGCCTGAAGATTTTGTACCTACACTTGCCGAAAAACCTGAAAGTAAACCCATTTATGACAATGTAAGACAAGTTAAAACCTTTGAATACATCGCCGGTTGCGTTGAAGGTGGTAATAGTGGCTGTACTTGTTATAGCGCACAAGGCACGCCGCTAAAAGAAGTTACTAAAGCCATGTGTAAGGACTATGTGAAAAACGGTCTGCCTTTCAATCCCTATAAGGATGAACAGCACACCGTACAACAGCCACAAACAACACCGCAGACAGCCTATGCGCCTGAAAATGGACAAGTGCTTACAATGGGCGGTAAAAGCCCTCAAAACCTGATGTATGACGGCTATGTTGAAGCAGGCGAAACAACAGGATTCCAAAACGGTGCAAAGGTCGGCAGTTAAGAGATATTTATTTAATTGTTGATGTAGCCTAAGCGGAATCAACGGTTAAATAAATATCAACGGGGTGCGGGAACTCCCGCCTTTTTGAAATTGGGTAAATTAAATTGAAACCTGTAAATCGTTTTAATTAAGACGGTTTACAGGTTTTTGTTTAAGCGCAAAACAAAAGCCTGGGCGGTTTAGACAGTATAACGGCCAAAGTTAAAAACTGACGAAAAGATATGCCGAACCGTCCAATTACCTTAAAGATTGAATATCATCATAGCCGTATCAGGCTGAATAAATAAGGAAAATGAAATGAATGTAATAGGGTTGGATGTATCTAAAGACACGATAGACGCAACATTGATTACAACTAAAGGAAGCAAAGAATATATAAAAATATCCAACAATACAGAAGGATTTGAGAATCTGATTAATTGGATAAAAACAAAAAGAATCAGAAAAATTGCCATAAGTATGGAAGCAACGGGTATTTACTACGAACAGGCGGCTGAATATTTGAGCGTTTTATATACGATCTTTGTTATTAATCCCTTAAAAATCAAAGAATACGCAAAAAGTCAGTTTAGCCATACCAAAACAGATAAAGCAGATTCAAAACTTATCGCCGAATTTACAAACCGCCATTTAGACAAACTGACACCGTTTAGGCCGTCTGAAAATCCCATACTCTACAAACTGATAAATCTGCTGCAACAACTTAAGGAACAGCAAAAAGAAACACAAAACAGGTTGCATACCGCAAAAGACATCTACATAAAATCAACCCATGAAGCAATCATAGAACTGCTTGAAGAAAAAATAGATCAGACATCAAAGCGAATAGAAGGCATGATAAAGCAGAAAGAAAGCCTAAATATCGAATATCAAAACTTGCAAACCATACCGGCAATAGGAAAAGAAACCGCAGTGATCCTACTAAGACACCTGACAGATAAGAATTTTGAAACAGCGAATAAATTTGTAGCTTTTGCCGGCCTAAGTCCAAAAATTGAACAATCAGGGACAAGTGTCAATAAAAAAGGCAGATTGAGCCGATACGGACACCGGCAATTAAAACGCGCCTTGTTCATGCCTGCCCTTGTTGCCTACCGCATGAATGCATTTCCTCAACTTGTAAGCAATTTGGAATCGGCAAAAAAGCCTAAGATGATAATCATCGTTGCACTAATGCGGAAATTGGCAAAAATCGCCTTTTATATACACAAGACTAAAAAGCCGTTTGATAAAGCGCGACATCAGACGGTTTAA